CCTTCGGAGTCTACGGCCCCAATAAGTTTATTTGCACCCTGGCCACAAGCGGATCCGCGATGGCCTCGTCGACTGGTATCATCACCGGTGGCGATGAAAGTCTATTCCCGGTAACGGGTACCAAAGAAGGTGGAATCTCCACTGGCGCTCCTGGCGTCTTCGAATTGGGTAACTATTCGGCATCCTTATGTTTCCCTGAAGTTGCTCTGCGTCATACCGCTTCGGTGGGTATGTCTAATCCAACCAATGCTTACTTTGGGCTTCAAACAGCCCTAAAACAAGAAGAAAAAGGTGCAACGTCTCTCGGTACTCGATATGATCCGGGATATGTGGATTATCTCTGGGCTCTCCCTGGAGGTATGGAGATTACGGATTTTCCATCCCAAACGGGAGACAGTTTCGAGCCACAATGGGCGTTTACTTTAGATGATATTGTGGTATCTTCTACCAGTTCTGTTGGTGGAGAGGTGGATGATGTGGTCTGGATCTCTGGATCCCGGGCCTCCCAAGACTCAATCACTTGCGGTGTCTCCGGCGCCTTTACAAATATTTTATCTCTTGGTTATGATCGATTTACGGCTCCGTTCTTCGGCGGCTTCGACGGCCTCGATATCACTGAAATGGAACCCTTCAGAAACTCGCTTTTATCGGACTTCCCAGATCCTAAAACGAATTATGCTTTTTATACCATTCAACGTGCGATTCAAACGGTATCCGACCCAGAGTTTGTTGAATGCAATGTAATAACAATGCCTGGATTAACGGAACCACTCTTGACTAAGCTACTAGTAGAGACATGTGCCGAACGATCTGATGCTTTAGCTATCATTGATATCCCCCATGTCTATACCCCGTTTACTGAAAATGATCTTCCCCCTTCCCAAAGGTTCGGGAACGTCAAAGAAGCCAGTGACGCGCTAGCTGCCCGCCAGCTTGGCTCTCAAGGAAGTCTTGGCTCTTATGGGTGTACTTACTATCCTTGGGTACAAATCAAGGATACCATCAAGGGGAATGTTTTGTGGGCCCCACCCAGCGTTCCAGTTTTGGGGACTTTTGCCAATACGCAGGCGAAAAAACAAGTATGGTTTGCTCCCGCTGGATTTAACCGAGGTGGCCTCAACGCAACTTCGGCCATCCCGGTCTTAAACGTGTCAGAGCGTGTCACATCAAAAGACAGAGACACTCTTTATATGAATAATATTAATCCGATTGCCAAATTCCCCGCAGAAGGGATTGTGGTTTTTGGTCAAAAGACGTTACAGCAGACCCAAACGGCGCTCGACCGTATCAATGTTCGCAGACTCCTGGTTTATATTAAAAAACAAGTATCCATCATGGCATCGGAAGTTATTTTTGATCAGAATACAGTATTAACTTGGGGTCGATTTAAATCCGCAGTAGAGCCATTCTTGGCAGGTATCCAATCCCAACAAGGATTGACGGATTGGAAAGTTATTTTAGATGGCACAACCACCACCCCCAAAGAGGTGGATCAAAATATTATGTATGCTAAAATCTTTCTTAAGCCTGCTCGTGCCATTGAGTTTATTGCTATTGACTTCTATATTACGCGTACTGGAGCTTCTTTTGATGATTAAAAATATTTTAGAACTACTTACACATGAGAGTCTAATAGGAGATCGAAATAATGGCTGCTGATAATTTCTGGACTAATGCGGGACCTGGCATAAAAGATCCCAAAAGACAATATAGATTTTTGGTATATCTCGAAGGAATGGAGGGCGGCGCCACATGGTACGCCAAAAGCGCCAAAAAACCTGAGATTACTATAACCACGGTTGAACATAATTATTTAAATCATAAATTTTATTATCCCGGCCGCACAGAGTGGGGAGAAGTTCAAGTAGTTTTAGTTGATCCTGTAAGTCCAGATGCAGCAGCCGAAACTGCAGCCATCATTCAGGCAGCAGGTTATCATCCACCCGTGGACGCCACAGATGTGACTACTATGTCCAAATCTGAAGCTGTCAAAAATTTACTTGGAGTAAGAATAGTCCAAATCGACTCCACTGGAGTAGAACTTGAAGCCTGGGCGCTGAAAAACGCGTTCATTACTAGTGTTAGCTATGGCGACCTAGATTATAGTGGCGACGACCTAACAGAAGTTACGATTGGCTTACGCTACGATTGGGCAGAGTTAACAAGCGACGTAGCCGCCGATGGTAAAAAGAAGTTTTTCAACCAGGGCGGTAGCTGATAGATATTAATATTAAAATAGAGGTGTTATTTGTCAAGAAATAATAGTGACCGCATGAGCGGCCCACCCCCGGGGAATAAAAGTCCCGCTAGCACTAGAGCGGCTACAGTGGACAACAGCTCTTTAAATTTTTCTGTTCCTACAGAATTCGTCGATCTTCCTTCGGAGGGAAGGTTGTATCCCGATGACCACCCATTATATGGAGAACCACATATTGAAATTCGTCATATGACTGCTAAAGAAGAGGATATTCTTTCTTCTCAAACTCTTCTCAAGAAGGGGGTAGCGTTAGATCGTCTTTTAACAAATCTTATTGTTAATAAGCAGATTTCTCCCGATAGTTTATATGTTGGTGACAAGAATGCTATTTTGGTCGCTGCTCGAATCAGTGGTTACGGCGCAGAATATAAAACTAGAATGATTTGTCCCTCCTGCTTCACCAACCAAGAAGTAGATTTTGATTTAAATGAAAAACAGATTTATAAGGGTGACAATTATAATGATTTTGATATTAGTAAAACCGGAAGCGGCACTTTCATCATCAAATTACCAGTGACCACCATAGATATTGAAGTACGTTTATTGACCGGAAAACAAGAAAGTCACCTAGCTAAATTAGCCATCAAAAAGAAGAAGCAAAAGCTACCCGAATCTACAACAACGGATCAATTCAAAGCCATAATCGTTTCGGCTAATGGCAACAAAGAGCATAGCAATATTGCCGCCTTGATTAATCACATGCCAGCTAAAGATGCACGGTACCTTCGACGTGCTTACGAGTGTATATCTCCTAAATTGGATTTAAGACAAGCATTTGAGTGCGAAGCCTGTGGCTTCGAAACTGAAGGACTGGAGGTTCCGTTTACGACGGACTTTTTTTGGCCTAAGCAATGAATACATAGAGAATGTTTATGAAGAAATGTTTTTGCTCCAATATCATATGGGGTGGTCTTTCATTGAAGTTTATAACTTACCGGTTTCTATTCGGCACTGGTATTTACAGCGTCTTATACGACAGTTCGAAGAAGAAGCTAAAGAAATGAAGAAAGCTCAAAAAACCAGATCTTCTACTAGACCGTAACCCGGTCGCCTCCCATAAATAAGGTCAGATCTTTTAGATTTGGCCTTATTTTTTATATATTTAATATCATTAACCCAACTATTTAATAGAGTATAAAGGAATTTATCTTATGCAGCCTCTAAATGAAGAACAATTAGTTTCTATAGAAATTGATTTGGACCAATTAAAAAAGAATCAGCTTAACGAAAGCTGGCTCGCCATGTTCGGTGGAGTAATCAAACTCATCCTCGATAAAATGTTTTCTCCGGCCCATGTAAAGCCGCGCGGCGATCGAGGATTTTTAAATGTAAAGGGATCCCGAAGTGATGTCACCTCCTTTGCACGAACTCTTGGACGCGAAAAGAAATACTTGGAAGCTATTACCAAGTTCGGTTTAGACGATCCGCGCACTTTTCAGAACAAATCTAAACTTACAATGGCTATTAAGAATTTTGAAGCATCGACAGGTTTAAAGTGGCCTTTTCAATAGGAGCAGGAAATTAAATAAATGTCAAGTAAAAGTCTCGATAAAGCACTAGAAGATTTGGGTATCGTTGAAGCGCTGCGCGCAAAAATACTAGTAGAGGTCCAGAAACGCCGAGAAGAGTCGGTAGAATATATCCGGAGAGACCTAGACGATTTAAAGGAAAAATTAAAGTATGAGGAACAAATCGAAGGTTCCATGCGAAGTCAATTGGAGATTCGTGAGTTAAAGAATCAGAAGATGGCCCTGGAAGCAAAAGAGGTTATTAAAATATACGAACAGGAACTGGCCACCGGCAAACTTAGGGATGCGGATGGAGTGGCATATGAAGAACTTATTCAAAAAGAACGAGAGTTCCTGCAACTGGTGAGTCAGCGCAACGATAAGCTTAGAGAGTGGCGCGATACTTTTAAAAGTATAACTGGAATTTCCAATGATTGGGAAAATGGGTTTTTAGCCAAAATGGCCCAGGACCCCGAAGCATTCAATCAAGCGTTTGAAACCACCTTTAACTCGATGAATATCCTTCATTCTACTTCGGCTAAAATTATAGAAGGCACCCTTGCAATGGTAGCGGCCCAAGATGAGGCTATGGTCCAATTCGCTAAAAATACCGGTCAATCTCAACAATATGGAGACCAGCTATTACAATTAGAATCCGAGATGCACCAGTTCGGCGTTGGCCTCGAAGAGGCATCCTCGGCTATGACCGGTTTAATCACAAATCAATATAAGCTCGAAGGAATTTCTAAGAATACCCAGCATGCAATGACGACGACGACGGCTCTCTTGGATAAAATGGGAGTAGCTGCCGATACCACCACTAAAAATATGAACTTCTTAACGACTGCCATGGGAATGTCGGGAGATCAAGCAGCGGCAACTCAAGCAGACATGTATTTGACAGCGCAGTCCCT